CCGTCCTTATTTTTCGCATTCTCCGGTTGTTCGTTCGGGGTCAAAAGCTGGACTCCTCGCGGGTCAACCCCTTTGGCCTTGCATTTCTCTTCGATGTATTTCCGCTCTGCGATTCTCTGGTCAATCTGCTCTTCCCACCAAAGCCCCTTCGCTCCATAGATCGCTCTGAGCGTGGTGATTCCCATCTTGTAGTCTTCTCGGTCCTGTTGCGCTTCCCGCCCAGCATCAACCGTAATAGTCCGGGGCATCTGCCAATCGAACATCCACCATTCCTTTGACGGCGGTAGCAGACCAATTTTACTGGCGCGCGCCAGCGCGAACCCCGCAATTCGAACCGCCACTTTCCCAAGAATCTTTTGCCGTTTCTCAACCGATCGCATAGCCTTGGCCACAATCATCCGGGAATTTGCCCCGCCGATCTTTTCCGGGTTCCGGGTAAACTCATACGGCCATTCCATGCCCTGGTAACACCCACGCAAAACCGTTTCCAAAAACTCGCTTGTGTTCGGGCTGGGGCGGTTATCGTTCAACACTTCGAGTTTGCCGCCGGACCCGGAACGGAAATACCGGACTGCCCCGTCATTTTGTTCTTCGATAGTAATCGCAGTCGATGCTCCGCTTGTGCTACTCGTGAGATAAGCTCGCCCGGAATCGGCTTCCCCTGAGTCATTCCATACCTGATACGCATTCGTAGCCGCCGCCTTGATTCCGTGCAGGGTGGCATCATGCACGTCCTGCAAATCCATTAGTTTCAAAATTCCATGGTAAAAACTGGAAATTCCCCGCGCTTGGTCGCACCAATCCGGGTCAAAAACCAACATCATATCCCTCGCGGAAATATCCTGATCTTTGTCTGCCGTATCCCCCAGGAATCGAAAGGCCACCGGACGCCCCACCGTGTTGAAAATAACTCCGTTGTATATCGTCAAACCCTTATATGCGCCCACCGTAACGCTCGACTCGCTTCCCCGGCATCCAATCCGATGCGCGGAAAGAAGTTGAATTTGCGGGTATTGATTCGCCCCTTCGGTCAACACAATAGCGATGTCCCCATCACGGTCCAGCCCGATAGAGGTTAAACCCAACATTGAAAAAAAGTCGTAGGGGTCCCCGCGCACGTCGCAAATCTTCATCCATTCCCAAAGCCAATCTTCCGCTTTGCGTCCCCAGGCTTTATCCGTTCCGTAAAACTGAGGTATCCATCCACCCACAACCGAATAAACGGCTTTCTCCAAACAGGCACCGCGAATCTCTCCAAGCTGCGCGTACAACTGGCGTCCGTAACAGGTCATCAGCTTCCACTCTTCCCGCGTCAATTCCTTCTGTGTATCCCGCAAGGCCGTTGTCCTAGACTTCTGCCGGGTCGTGGTCGTCACCCCATTGAAGATCACAGACGCCCCCATCGTGAGGCGGTTCTTGAATTCCCGGATTGACAGAGGAAAGCTCATGCGAAGCTTGCGACGGTTCGATCCATCGCAACCCGGTACGTGGTCGGATCGAGTTCCGCGAGACGTTGATTAATAAGCGCAATCTGCCTTTCGATTTGCTGCGCATTCTTGACAGAGTAGGACTTACCTCCCGCCGACGCGCTGGACAGGGTCTTATCAAGTGCCGCCCGCAATGACGTGCGGGCAGTAAGGCATTGAGCCAAGGTGTAATCGAAATACGGTGACGCCATGCCCTTGCGGGCATGTCAACAGTCGATAGACGAAAAAGCCCGGCCCGCCAGCGAAGACGGACCGGGCACCATGCACGCGAAAACCTTGCGGGGGTGTCAACGGATATGCGATTTTATTCTCATCATATCGTTATCCCCTCTGGCGCAAGAATCGCAAACATTGCCGCCGGGACAAGCTGCATTCGCTCGCAGGCGCGAAGGTGATCTTGCTTGTAGATTTGAACCCATTTCTTTTCCGTTGCCCCCGTTTGCTTATTCGTCACTTCCTTTTCAACCCACGACCGGACCTGACGCCAATAAAATTCCGGCACATCCCCAGCAACACCCCATGGTGCCCCGGCTCCACTGATCAGGTTTTCCAAAATCTTTTCCGTTGCTGGTTTCGAAAAAAGAAAGAGCGGTGCGAATCGTTGGCCCTGTGTCACCGTCCCGATTCCCGGATCACCACGCGTTGGTTCTGAATAAATCCGCCGCAATGTCTTCCCATTCCAATGGTGAACAAAATACTCGCGATCTTCCCCCTTCAATGCCGTGAAACCAAACTGACAACATTTCGCATAAACCCGCGTCGCATCAAACCCGGAATCAAGGAAGACCAACTTCGACTGTTCAATCCGTTTTATCACAATCTTCTTTTCTTCCCCCGGTTGAACCTTTTTCTCTGTGAACCAAGTTTTATATTTTTGCGCCGTCTCCACCACTTCACCCCAAGTCAACAGATTCCCGGCCCACACAAGCCGCGAATCCCCACTATATTTCCAATCCCGGACGACTCCCCAAAATTCCCGCGCCTGTACGTCCACCGTGAAGAACCGGCAATCCGCCCACTCGTCGGATACATCCTTGAATTGATACGTTGACGGCGGGCGTTCGCTAATCTCAATTTCGCAATGTTCCGGCTCGCTAAAAAATTCTGCCATTGTCTCAGTAGCCCACACCTTCAATGGGTCCAGGTATCCCCTTTTCATAAATTCGGTGGCCTCTTGAAACTCCTCAAAAATCCGAATCCACTTTATTTTTCCAACAAGCAAACCATTGTAACGATTCGATTTCTTTTCCGGCAACGCGATTGAATTCAAGGATTTATAGCCACCGCGCAAAATGTGGGCACGGACCTCTGGCAAATCAAAATGTCGGTGACTGCATTCCGGGCATTCCAAACGTAACGTTTTGCTGACTTCCGCAAGGTTCCATTTTCCACCGGGTTTCGTTGTCTCGTTCGTATCCCACCGCATCAAAGCTCTGAATGCCTTCGGAGGAGAAAGCCAGATATCCTTTCCGCAACCCATGCACGAAAAAAACCATTCATCCATGCTCCCCGATAGATATGAGGCGTGCCCCTCGCTACCAACATAATCCGGCGTAGAGAATTTCCAGATTTTATATTGTCCCGGAAAATTTCTTGTTCTCTTTTCAAGCTTTTGCAAAAGCCCCTTGTCCCACTTGCGCCATTCATCCGCGTAAATCGCCATGTACGGGGTTCCCTCCAATGCCATCGCGCTCCCTGCTGACGCCACCGTGATTGTGCATGTTTCCAGACGAATTGAATACATCCCTTCGTCGAACCGGTTCCCCGATAAAATAGATCTCAATTCCTTGCATTTCCTGATAACCCAAAGAATCCGATCCAAGCTTGTTTCCTTCGCCTTTTTTAAATCGGCTGTGATAAACAAAATAGGCCCTGGTATATTTTTTGCGCGGTGGTAAAGCGCGACTAACGCCGGGGTTGTCTTCGCGCACTGACTTGGCCCCACCGTCGTTGTGTCCCGCACATACGGATCATCCTGCCAAGTCAACGGCTTGATCACCCAAGGGGTTGTGGCCGATCTCCACGGTGTCCCCGGTGCCGCGCTCGTTCGATCCAATGGAATGAACTTCTCCCCCCAAATGTAAATCGGGTCATTCGTGCTGGGCGCCCACGCTTCCGCCAGCGCCTTCCGCCGGGCCGGATGGAGTTTACTTGGCATACCCCTCCGATAGTTTTTTTAAAATATCCGCAACCACTTCCCTCCCGATTGTGCCGGCTTCCGCTGCCATACCCGGAAACCTCGCTTCGAGAATCGCGGGCAGATTCGAAAACTGCTGTTTGGCGTCCTGAATGATTTGATGATCTCCCTCTATAACTTCATCAAGTTTGATGTACGCCCCTTTTTCTCGATCCAACTCAAACCGTAGGCGCTCCAACTGTAGTGATATTTTTTCAGCCTCCAACGATCTCCGGTCCGGGTCGGCACTCTTCGCCACCTTGGATGAATTGGCCTTCGCAAATTCCAACCATGCCTTAACGCTGTGCTTACCATTCGACTGCGGACGGGGTGCCCCAGGCAAGCGCCGCAACTCCTGAATCCACCGGCGCGACAGACCCACAACCGATTCCAGGTCAACGTAACTGCTCACCCACCGCGGCAACCGCGGAGTGGGAACCTTTTTTTCAGGGTCACTCATAAGAATGGTACGGTGACGCTAAACCCGCGTTGCTCGCCTGCTTCAAGGAGACTCCCTAACGGGGGGCACTTGCGTATCCGATCATCCGTCCATCTCTCAAAGAAAACCCTCTCAGCGTCATCGTAGTGCGTACAGCATAGCCCGTAGCTCGCACTCTCGATGTGTGTGAGGATGGAGTGAGGTTGA